ATGCTCATCTTGATTTTCTTTAACGGGCTGCAATGCTTCATTAATTAACGAATTATCAAAATCAGCAAAGCGATCTAGATTGCCAGCATAATCCAATACAAGGCAATTTGACTTGCCCTCGTATAACCGCAATCCACGGCCAATTCCCTGCACATAAAGAACGAGGCTACTCGTAGGCCTTAACCAGATTATCGTGTCAAATAGGGGCACATCTACGCCAACCATGAGACAATTGACACTCACGAGAAACTTTACTCGTCCTTCACGCGCATCAGTAAGTATTTCATGACGTTCTTTATCAAGCGTGTCGCCGACTATCAATCTTGCTGTGTCAGGAAGAGCTCCCAATGCCTCATGACAATGCTGTATTGTTGAACAAAACACAAATGCGCCCTGGCGGTTATCCATTATTGACTGGGCTTCAATAAGAATTTCGCCTGTTAACCGGTAGTTTTTATCAATTACAGCTTGAAGGTCGCTACCTTTAAACTCACCTGTGTTCTGAATCTTGCATCCACTGAAGTCAAAACCCGTAATCTCATGATATCCGAATGTAGGTCTAACTAGATAACCGTTATCTATCAGCCAAGGCGTATCAATATTGCCCACTGTTTTTTTAAATAGCGCGTTATCACCAACAATTGAATCGCCCTTACCCCTGAACGGCGTACCAGTTAATCCCAATAAGCGCATTGGCAAGTACAGGTGTTTGTAGTGACGTAATATCCTCATGAAAATTGTTTTTTCATTCAAAAAGTTTATGCCATGCGCCTCATCGACAACTATTAAATTAAACTTTATTTGTGAAATTGGCGCATTGCTTTTAATCGCACTGATGACTGATTGAGGTGTGGCAAATATGACAGGATTATCAATGCACTTTTCATTCAGCGTGCTACAAAATATGCTAGGTGACCCTCCTTGCTCTTCGTAAGTTTTGGCGTTATTTCTGACGAGCTCCGAACTGTTTACGAGGCATAGAATACGCTTTTCTTTTCTTTCTAACTCACGGCACACGGTTGCAATGATAACGCTTTTTCCGCTTCCAACCGAGGCTACGAGCAGGGTCGGCTCATCAGAGGTTATCAGAGAATCTAACGTTTGTTTTACGGCGTCATTCTGGTAGGGTCTTAGTTCTAGCATATTCTTCTTTGGCTTTTAAGTAGGCGGCGTGGGCTTCTTCGGGGGTACTAAATGCTTTAGTGTAACCTCTAACTTTATTTACTTGAAAAACCCCGTAATATTTTCCTTTTACAAATCTAACTCCTTTTAAACCTGTTATATTTTTATCATTTTTTCCTGAAATTAATTTTTTCTTTATTTCTAAAATTGAAGCACCATTTAAATATAAATTTTTAGCTTTCAAATATAAATTTCGAGCATCTTTTTTATTATTAAAAACACCAAGAGAAATAGTTTCTTCTTGTATATTAATCTGACAATGGTATCTTGTTTTTCCATTTTTATCTTTTAAAGGGGTATATCCTCTACCATCTAATACTATTAATAGTTGTTTTGATTTTGATATTTCTTCTAAATTTTCTATATTTGTGTTTGCGTAATTTCCATCAATATAATTAATATATTTGGCTTTTATTTTATGATGAAAAATATATATCATGTTGGCCAAGCTAATAATTCTTTTATTTTTTCTTGACCCTACAGATACATTGATAACAATTCTTTTTCCTCTATCCAATGAAATTGTTCCTGCCCTATCTCCAATGTTTGAACCTGGTGTGGATTTTATTCTTATCAACTCCCCATCCTCATACTTATAATTCTCATGAAGATAGTTATAAATCAACTCTACTTCTTCCTCTGTCATTCATTAACCCCAAACTGACTTTGCAGCGCTATTATTTGAATTTTAAGGTTTTGTACATCTTCTTGTAATTTTATTAAATTTACATTTCTATAAAATTTGTATTGAGCATCATTTAAATGTTTTAATGTATATTTATAATGTGATTTCATAATTGTTAAAGCCAATAAACATCCAATAAAACCACCTACTAGACTTATAGTTAAAATTTCTATTTCACTAAACATGACAGATTTCCCTAAATTCACACATTTTACATATGTAATAACTTCCATTTGTACAAAGTTTTTCTAAAGGCTCAGCAGAATTGCTAATTTTTAATGCTTTTAACTTTATTTTTTCATATATTTCTGGGTCAAAATCAATCCATTCTTCATGTATTTCCGATGAATTTTTATTTATAGCTAATAAAACACCTCGATTAATTTTTGACATGCCCATGTATGTTTGCAATTGACAATAATATTGTTCAGACCATTCTTTTAATCCGTGTTTAACAAAACGATTAAAAGATGATTCTTTAGCTGTTTTAATTTCTAATATGGCTTTTTCTTCATTATTTAAAATAATTATTCCATCAACATGTCCTTGCAATGATAAAACAGTTGCATCGCTATAAAATTTTCCTTGGCAAACTATAATAATTCCAGATTTTTTTAAATAATCTAAAATCATTTTTTCTAATTCTTTGCCAATTTGAAAAGTTATTTGTTTGGTGGGTTCTAATTTATTTTTTTTTATTCCATTATATTCATACCATATTTGACGCAAACAAGGTTTGCCTATGGATGATGCGCCAATATAATTTCTAGGTTCATCATTAATTTCTTTTTTTAAATAAATTTCTAAAAATTCTTTTAGCATGAATATCCTTATTAAATGTGGTGATCTAAATTTAAATTAAATTAATCTTTTTTTATAAAAAGAACAATTTCAACATATTATTTATGTATCACCACGTTAAAAATTTAAAACGGCACATCGTCATTTACATTTATTATTTCATCAACCTTTTTTGTAACACTAATTGTTTTAGGTTGTAATTTTGTGCCTGTTTCGGTTACAAAATTATCTGTAATTAAATGAACTTCGCTTATCCAATTTTTAAATATTGTGTTTCCTTTTTGATTTACTGCTTCATATTCTTTTATTTTTATTCCTAAAATTTTATTAATCATAGGCATTAAATCAGCAGTCATCGGAATATTATTATTTGTCGGTTTGAAATTGCATAAATCCATAATTAATTTGAGCATGTTTTTAGCTCTATGTTGTCTTTCTGGTTTTGGATCAAATGTATAAATATTTTGTTCTATTTCTCTATTTTTAAATTCACCAGACATTATTTTCCAAACTATCTTGTGCAATTTTGTTTCTTGCGCATTATAATTTTTTTCCACAAAATCAAAACTTATTATTTTTGCGGGCGCTTGCGTATTGTTGGGAATAACATCAAAACTTTTTACAAATGTATCTTCCGGTTTTCCGGTAATTTCACCTAATTCACTGTTCCAAAATCCCATCTTATTATTCCTCATCGTTAAAATAATTTTTAATACTTTCTTTTACAAAATTTAAATCATTATTAATTTGCAATTCATCAAACATTCCCATTGGACTTTTTGCCATAGAAATCCCATCATTTTGTGTTAAAAATTTGTATTGTCTATCTATTATTTGTGTATGTAATACTATGGACACCCTTTCCGCAAGACCAACATAATCTGACGTCATTTTTCCTACTGTTTTTGGTTTTATTATTCCTGCGTGATCTTTTTCAGTATGGCACGTAATAAAACAATCTATATCTGATTTTAATTTTTGACACAAATCCATAATTTCAAACATGTTAGAACCCATATCAACAAATTTATCAAATGATTTTTCTCGACATCTTCTCATAAATTCATTGTTCATAAGAAAACTAAAATCATCAATAATAATTGATTTAATGTCCGGCCTTCTTTCATTTATAGCTATAATGTAAGAAATTATTTCGCTATATTTATCTGATTCCAAATAATTTTTATTATCAACATTGTATTGCTTTTTATAACCTCTAAATGGCAATGGTTTATTTAATACGTTAATAATAAATGTTTCTGCAGGATTTAACGTTCTTATAGAACTAGATTTTCCAGTTCCACTTTCACCAATTATTAATATGACATTAGACATTATTTAGCCGCCGTTATTGTTATGTTAATTTTTTTAGGGGTAGATGTGATTAATTCATTCATAATATTTTTATCTTTTAAATCACCAATTTCATAACATAAATTAATAATTTTTTTATCAAGATAATATGCTTTTTTTATTTTAACTGGATTTAAATTTTTTGATAATTCTTGACCAAAACTTTCATAATTTTTTTTATTAAGAGAATAGTTAAATCCCGTTGTTACGGTTACAGCATAAATTCCAACGTTATATTTTTTTTGACCATTAATATTATGTTTTAATAATTGGATTAAATTTTGTTCGGACTTATGTTTATCTTTTAATAATTCTGCAATTTGATAATTAATCCAATCTAAATGTTTAATTTGCTCTTCCAACTGCTGCTCTGTTGTGTCAAATTCTGGAAAATCGTTCATTGTGTCCTCTTTGTATTGGTTAACGCGTCGACATTGACGTATAAACATTATTATACCAATCTATTGGAATGTCAACGAATTTATAATATAATTATTTTGAGGTGAAAACATGACTATAGATGAAGTATTACAGTATTACGGAACAGGTTACAGAATGAATAAAATGATTGGTTTATCCCCCACTTTACCATCAAA